CAGTATAGAAATGAAACAGGTAAAGAAGCACTACGTTGGAAAGAACAAAATTTTAATACTATATTACAAACACTAGGGCTGAGGGCTAATATTAATTATTACAATTCCCCAATAGTAACCGAAATGAAAGGCAGGATCGTCGGGTTTGATACAGATAAGATTATAAGATTATGGCGTTTTGATTTTAATACAGAACGAGATTGCATATATGAGGACGTTGGTGACCCAACTAGTTTTCTCAAAGAAGACTTTAATTTAGTTCCATATATTGAAGGACTTGATGAATGTATGGAACAAAACTATGCTGTCTTTATTACCAATGGAATCGGTAAGAATATTGTTTTTCATTTAAAATAATAAATATATGAAAGCATTAGATTTGGAGAGTCCACACATGGCATCACAACCAACCGATATTGAAAAAAACAACTTAGAAAGTCACGTAGAATTATGTGCATTACGGTATGGTCAATTGGAAACCCGATTGGCAAATATAGAAAATAAAGTCGCAGGATTATTGGATAAGTTTGATGATAGTCGTTCAAGCCTAGCAAAAGTCATATTAGGGTCAACCGCAACAGTAGTTGCTGGATTACTCTCCACGGTATTAACAATTTTAATAAAATTTTAACATGAGATTTAACGAGCTATCAATAAAACCAATTGCGTTCAATGATACGCTCAACCCAGAGTTATGGGATGGTGATAACCTAAAAACACAAATTCGTTACAAATTATTATTGATTGCTAGGCATTTTGCAGAATTCCTAAAAGTTAAAAAGTTAAACTTAAAGGACATAACCATCAGTGGTAGTAATGCCAGTTATGGCTACTCAGAATATTCAGATATTGATCTACATCTAGTAGTGGATATCAATGATCCGGACATTGCCGAGTTATACAACGCTAAGAAAAATCAATACAATTTTAAGTACAATATAAAAATAAAAGGTATAGATGTAGAACTTTATGTTCAAGACAGTAAGCAACCACATCATTCAGCAGGCATATACAGCATAATGAATGATAAATGGATTAGCATGCCTAAACATCAAGCCCCTACCGTCAGCGAAACTGAAGTTAAGAACAAAGCACGTAATTATGCCGGACGTATCAATCAAGCACTAAAATCAGATAATTTAAAAAATGCCGAAGAAACAATGGAAAACATCCGTAGATTAAGACAAGCTGGATTGGATGACGGCGGCGAATATAGTGTTGAAAATTTAGCATTTAAATTACTACGAGCTCGTGGTCAAATTGAAAAGTTATACAATCACATAGATAAATTACAAGGGACTGAGTTAAGTCTTAAGGAACAATAATGAAAATAAACGATATAGTAAAAGAAGAAACTCAGGCAGTTATCACCAATTACCAACCGGGTAAAAGTGTAGAAGTAGCAATGCCAGATGGTACGCAAATTAAAAAAGATCTAACCAAAGAACCAGGTGCGATAACTAAAGACGAACAAGGCAACCCAATCTTCAATATGATGGCGCAACCAGGGCAAGCAGGTACCATGGGACAACCAGCAGAAAAACCAATAACTACCGGTATGCCAATTGGTATAATTACCGATCCATCAAAACTGCCAACATTAGAAGCACAAGATGAAGAAGATGCGGAAGAAGATGATCTGATTGGTTCTGGCGAAGATGGAGATATCGGTGATGATGCTACTGATTCATTTATCAATCAAGTGGTTGATCGTGAATATGAAAGATCTTCTAGAGGAAGTATTAGCCCAAGGGGTGGTCAGGCAGTACGTAATGTATTACCAGAAGGCGACGAACTTTACAAATGGTTGACAATAGCTGGACTAAAATGAAAATCAATGAATTGATCGATAGCTTTGAAATCTGGACTACCAATGCGGAAAATAAATTATTGGAGAAATTACGATATCCAGTAAAGTTATCCTATTTAAATGAACATGACCAAGTTCAGGTACAGGCATTGATTAGAAAAAGTCTAGTTAGAAAAATAGGAAGTATTAACCCAACCGTGGTGGCAAATGAAAAAACGCACTAAAACAATTAAAGAATTGGCAAAGTACTTCGACGAAGAACTTCAATCTAGCCTACCAATTACTATTTTACCCAATGGAGCATTAGGTTATAAGAATTTCTTAGTCAAACAACTTCCTAATAGTAATTGGGGGGTATTTAATGTTGGCAATACTGATCTGGTTAACCAATATTATTTAAAAAGCTGTGCATTAATGGCCGCAAAATTTTATAATCATAAACAAGTTGTTAAGTGTTATGAGGTCAAAGACTTAGATGATGGATATTGGTCAAATTATAGCGATTCCATCATATTTAAAAACAATCTGGTCAAGGTCAATGATGATAAGTACCAGATATTATTAACAAGATTAGAAGAAAGTTCATATCAGGCTAAATTATATCAGAATAAGATTTCTGTGTTGTTTAAATGGACATTCGTATAAATACACATATAGAAATGTTATAAGGAACCTCTAACATGCAAATTAAAGAATTATCACAACCAGTAACAAGTAAAAAATTAAACGAAAGTTTAGCTAAGACATTTGGTGTTAAACTAAAATTGGAACAGTTTTCTGATGTCCAACTGGAAGATGTACGTAATAAATTGCGTACTGAACTAAGTCAAATGGAAATGAACGAAAGCTATGACAGTATTTTAGAAAATTCAAAATACCAAAAAACTCGCGGATTATTAGATGTCATCAATCAGGCTATCTTTGAAAGAGAAGAAGCTGCTGAATTGGCGGAAGCTGCCGCTCCAGTTAGTAAAAAGGTAAGCGAAGCAGCAATGATATCAGCTATTCGTCATCGCGCTGAGAATATGTCAGTTCCAGAAAGTTGGATTAAAAGTGCCATAAAGAGAATACAATTAGGTGAATCAGATCGTGATGAACTTTCCGCTGAGTTAACTCTACGTTATGATTTAACAGAAGCCGAAGCTAGTTGGATGCTGTTAGAAGGCGAAGAACAGAAAGCTGAAAACATTTTAGCCACAAAAGATATGGTTGGTAAAATTACTAACTGGATCGAAGATACCGCTGCTATGAAGGCTGATCAACTATTAGAACTTTTAGATTCAATAAGAGCAGAACAAGGTAGCGAATTAGCTGCACAATTTAACCAAACAGTACAACCCGGATTAGAAGGCGTTTATAACGCATTGGTAGCAGCACGTGAAAGTTTATCACAAGCATTAGCTATCGTTTCTGGTGAACAAGGCGAAACTATGGGTAGTGGAATGGGTGCTGGAATGGGAGCAGAAATGCCCTCACCAGAAATGACCACTGGTATGCCAGCAGAAATGCCATCTCCAGAAATGGGCGGTGAAATGGAAGCACCAGCAGCAGAAGCCGGTCGTATGAAACGTGAAAGCGTTGATTATAGTCGCAAACTAGGAATCATGTTAAGCTCAAAAAAAAAGTAAATGAAAATGCTGAGCTTGATGACCCATTAGTTAAAATACTATTGATGTTTCAAGCTCAGGCAAATCGTTCAAATCAACCAGTAAAATTACCATGGCGAGCCATAAACCAAGGCTTAGCTACTTCAGGGGCACCAAGTGTCGATATCACTAGTTTTGGTGCACGATATGATGCCGAAGACCCAGCTGGTCCACTTCATAATATTGTAAACGGTGATCGTGATAGTTTTTCAAATGCCGGCATTATATTACTACCAGACAACACAGCACCAGACTTGGTAAACAACCAAGAAGTAGACCAAGGTCATAGCGAAGTTGAAAAAATGGCCAACCATCAATTAAAATCAAAATCAAAATAAACATTGACATTCTATAGATTGCATTGTACAATGCAATCTATGAAACTACTAATAGAGAAATATCAATACCAATCAATAGACCGTGATTCAGTGGATGGCAAGAGATTATATTCTTGTCCCGATGGGTCACGTGTTCCTTCAGTAACCACTATATTATCAGCAACTCAATCTAAAGAAAAGGCAGCATCATTACAGAAATGGAGGGATGGGGTAGGCCATACCAAAGCAGCAGCAATCACAACCGAAGCAGCCAATCGTGGTACACGTATGCATAAATGGCTTGAAGACTATGTGATTGATGGGTTTTTAAAAAAACCAGGAACTAATCCATATAGTGTTCAAAGTAATTCCATGGCAAAGACTATCATAAATGAAGGTTTGAGAAATGTTAATGAAATATGGGGTAGTGAAATAGGATTGTACTATCCAGAATTATACGCAGGAACTACTGATTTGGTTGGTGTGTGGAAAAACAAACCAGCTATCATGGATTTCAAACAATCAAATAAAATAAAAAAAGAAGAACATATAGAGGATTATTATTTACAGTTGACCGCATATTCGATATGTCATAATAAAATATACAACACTGATATTCGAACAGGTGTGGTATTAATATGTGTAAAACCACCAGAAATATCCCCAATGAAATGGGGAGAACCACAATATCAAGAATTTGTGCTGGAAGGTTCCAATTATGACAAATATGTTGAACTATGGTGGGATAAAGTTCACCAATACTATCGTAATAACTGATAAATAAGTAAAACGGAGATTTTAAAATGACATTAACAGTAACCCGGGTACATGGCTCTAATACACAAGTCGGTACTCTTTATAACCCTAATGCTTCTTTATACATAATCACAGTACAAGATGCAACCCCAACCGCAATTAATTTACAAACTCAAGATAGCTATGGCGGAGACGCAAAGGTTAACGGAGTTATCGAAGCGATTGTTGATGAATTAAACCCATTAGCGTGGTTTTCACCTGCAAATACCTCAGGTATCATTCATGTTGTCATGGATAAAGCTGTAAATAGTGCAAGCGAATTAACTATTAGAATTAGACGGATAGGATTGCTACCAAGCGGTCTAACATCAATTGGTCCAGATAATATTGATATTAGTGGAACCACGGTAGCCGAAGCTACTTCCTTCACAGTAGCGGCGTAATAATAAATAGCCCCATTCAACTGGGGCTTTTTTATGTTCAAAATGTTATAAATATATCATAAGAGGATTTTTTATGGCAGTCGTAAGCATAAGTAGAATACAACAAAGACGTGGGAAGAAATATGATGGTACCGGTTTACCACAATTAGCAAGTGGAGAACTGGCATGGTGTATTGACAGTCAAGAACTATTCATAGGTAACGGTTCAGTAGCAGAAGGGTCTCCCGCTGTAGGCAACACTAAAATATTAACATATAGGGATATAGAATATCAAGGCTCCCTACTAACCATTGCCCAACGTGTATATAAAATTAATGATCCAACAATAACCACTGGTCCCGATGCTAATTTTCCAGTTTACCGAACAGTTCAAGATAGATTAGATGATCAAGTTTCTTCATTGGATTTTGGAGTTGTTGGTGATGGAGAAATAGACGACACCATTGCTTTACAAAGAGCAATCGATCAACTATTTTTAAATGAAGCCGCACCAGCATACAGCTATGAGCCATCTAGGGTCACGTTGGTTATTCCAGCTGGAATTTATAAAATTACCGGCACACTGTACATTCCCAGCTACGCATCTATTATCGGAGCTGGTCCTGATAAAACTATAATAAGCCATTCAGGCAGTAGTGCAGTTATAAGATTTGTCAATGATCTTTCATCTATTGGAAACCCAGTTGGAATGGGAAGTACATTAATCGACTCAAATTTAGATGGCATTTTTACGAATGACCCTGACGATGTCAAATATATAACTCAGCCACGATTCATTACCTTACAGGGATTATCAATAATTACCGACACCGCTGATCAAACTGCATTACAATTGGAAGCAGTACGAGATAGCTTGTTCAGTAATCTACATATCAGAGGAAATTGGGGTGGTTCCTTCAACGCAAATAGTAAAGGAATATCCTTGTATGCGTTCTCATCAGTAGTAACAAGTGAACGAAACGTGTTTAGTAATATAAACATTCAAGGGTTCAGTTATGCCGTTCATGCTAAACAAGATATTATAAACAATATATTTGAAAATGGGTACATAGCAGATGTAAGACAAGGGTTTGCGCTAGGTATAGATGCGGATAGTGTGTCCATTGGTCAACAGTATGGACCACGACAAACACATATTTCTAATTATAAATTTTATAATGTTAAACGTCAAGCTGTATATGTAGCAGTAGGTACCAATAACACTATCAACACCTTAGAATTAGTTAATGTAGGCAATAATGGTGGCGGAAATGCAACTCCAGTATATCCACAAGTTTATTTTAACACATATGGAAATTCTAGTACTGATCTTAGTTCGGACAGAGCTACTGCGTTGTCATTGCCATTGGTGACTACTCCTTTTGTACCAGAGATAAGTGGACATGGAACATTTAATTTAATGGGTTCTCGAAGATTATCAATTGGTCAACAATCATCATATATTGGATTATTTAGGTTGCCAATTTCGTGCGATGCGTCTGGTGTAGCAATCGGCACAGTTAGTTATGATATAAGTTATTTTTATAATAGTATCAATGGTTTCAGTAGATCCGGAACGCTATCATTGGTGGTTGATGTTGACGCAGGTCTGGCACAACTGGCAGATGATTATAATTATGCTGGAAATGGCACTAGCGAAGATTCATTAAAGTTAGATTTCCAAGTGTCGTTATTGGATTATTCTGGAGATTTATACACAGGTGCACTTGGACAAACTGTTCAATCAATTAGAATCAGTTATATCAACACCCTAGCTGCTGATTCAGGATATTTTAACTATACATATTCGACAATTCTTTAAAAAATAGCTGGACTTTTCTTTTATTATCGTGTATAATACCTACTAATAGATTGATAAGATAAATTGAATTAACACCCCTGAGAGTTCGTAGCTTGTGTGTTAATTCAATAACTTATCAAATATTTTTTTACAACTCTCCCTGCTTATAAATATACCTACGAAAACATAGTAAGAGTATATAATATGAACAGAATAATAATTAAGTGGATCGACTCCCCACAAAAGGAATTTATATGGCGATAAGGATTATCACCCCTAAATCTACCTACACGGTAGATTATCCAACCGCAATTGAATTTGCGAAACAACAGGCAGAGGTTTTTTGGCTACCTGATGAAATAGAAGTAGAAAAAGATTTACATGATCTCAAAACAAACTTTACAGAAGCAGAATATCACGGCGTTATTTCAACACTAAAGTTATTTACAATTTACGAATTATCAGTAGGGAATGATTACTGGCAGAATTTTGTCACAAAAGTATTTCCAAGACCAGATATTCAACGAATGGCAACAACGTTTGCCTTTATGGAAATAGGAGTTCATGCACCATTCTATGCTAAATTGAATGAAGTACTTGGTCTGGACACTGATGAATTTTTTGAATCATACAAAGAAGATGAAGTACTTGCTAATCGCATGGCGTGGATAGGTAAGAGGACAGAAAAGCGTGACACCATTTACAATATATTAAAATCAGTGGGCGTATTCTCAATGATCGAAGGTGCAGTATTATACAGTTCATTTGCGTTCTTGAAGCACTTTAACTCAGCTGGGAAGAATAAACTTATAAACATTAATGCTGGTATTAACTTTTCAGCTATCGATGAAACCCTACATAGTCAAGCAGGAGCGTGGCTATTCAGGACCCTCTTAGAAGAAGCTAAAGCTGAAGGGATAGCGGACGATGATTATGTGATGCATTTATTACAAGAACTTGAGGAAACAGTTCAGGTCATATTAGAACACGAATCAATCATCATTGATAAGATATTCGAAAAAGGCAACATCAAAGGCATTACAGACAACCAATTAAAACATTTTGTTGAATCTAGATTAGACATCTGTTTGGAAAACTTAGGATTTAAAGGCATATTCAAACCAACTTATAACCCTATAGCAAAATGGTTTTATAAAGATTTAGAGAGCAGCACCTTACACGATTTCTTTTCGAGTCAAGGAAGTGATTACAATAGAGCATGGACGGAAGGAAAATTTGTATGGTAGAATTATCAATTTATGATGAACTTGGCGAAGAACGTAAACAACTACAAGAAGAAGGTAAATTACCATTATGGTGTTCAACCGCTGCTTGGCAAATGTTAAAAGAAAATTATCTATCTGAGAAATATCCAGATCTACAATCAGTCTATACTCGCGTTGCTAAACATGCAGCAAGTTACACTAATGACCCAGTAGTATGGGAAGGTAAATTTTTCGACCTATTCTGGAAAGGTTATTTGGCAGCAAGTACCCCAGTTCTTTCCAATATGGGAACCGGTATTGGATGTCCAGTAAGTTGTTCAGGCGGATACATAAAAGATTCCGTATATTCATTTTATGACGCACAAAAAGAAGCAGCAGTGTTGAGTAAAAATGGCTTTGGTACATCTGGTTATTTGGGTGCCATTAGACCACGTGGTTCAAAAATTACTGGCATTAAGGGTTCGGCATCTGGTGTACTTCCAGTGTTTAAAGATTTTGTACAAATGTCACGTGATATCAGTCAAGGTAGCCAACGTCGTGGCGCATGGGCTGGATATATTGAAATTGATCACGGTGATTTTCATGAATTGATTAATTATATTAGTAAAAACCCCGATGATGCCAATATTGGATGGAATGTCTCAGATGAATTTATCGCTAGATTAGAGGCTGGTGATAAAGATGCGATAGAGCGTTACCAAAAAGCATTGAAATTAAAAATGATAACAGGAAAGGGATACTTTAACTTTATTGATAAGATCAATAGACAAAATCCACAAATGTACAAAGATTTAGGATTAACAGTCAAAGCTTCTAATCTGTGTAGTGAAATTCAATTATTTTCAGATGATGAACACACATTCAGTTGCGTGCTGTCATCGATGAATGCGTCACTTTATGATGAATGGAAAGATACCGATGCGGTTTTTAACGCGACAGTATTTTTAGATTGTGTCAACCAAGACCTAATTGAAATTGGTAAAAACACACTCGGTATGGAAAAGGTTGTAAGATTTGCTGAGAAGAGCAGAGCATTGGGGCTTGGTATGCTGGGTTTTCACACCTATCTGCAAGACCACTTAATTGCGTTTGAATCAATGGACGCATATTACAAAAATATTGAAATATTTAAATATCTCAATGACGAAACCTTAAGAGCAAGCAAATGGATGGCTGAGGAATTTGGCGAACCAGAATGGTGTAAGGGTTATGGTGTTAGAAATACACATAGAATTGCTATTGCGCCAAACTTAAGCTCAGCATTGATATGTGGGTCAGTTAGTCAAGGCATCGAACCAATTTATAAAAATGCGTATGTGCAAAATACAGCTGCTGGGAAGGTCGATAGAGTAAATCCCTCATTATTAAAGATAATGAAAGAAAAAGGTGTATGGGCCGAAGATACCATTAAGGATATAATTGCCAACAACGGTTCGGTACAACAAGTTGAGTGGTTGAATGATGACGAGAAAGCAGTATTTAAAACAGCATTTGAGATAGATCAAAAACAAATCATAAGACTAGCATCTTCGAGACAACGATATATAGATCAAGCACAGAGTATTAATCTTTTTTTCAGCGCAGATGAAGATGAGGCATATATAAGTGAAGTACATAAAATAGCATTTACAGACCCATATATAAAAAGTCTGTATTATATAAGATCCGAAAGTGGTGTACAAGTCAGTAAAGGCGAATGTATAGCATGTCACGGATGATTAATAACCAATTAAAAGGAATATAAAATGGCAAAATTACAAGAAGAAGTATTAGTAGTAAAAGTTAGTAAATTATTAAAAGATAGCGATAGTCAAGAAGAATTGCTGTCAGAAGATACATTACAGAATTTAGAAGCAGTATTACAGCAATTAGTTGGCAGTGGTGCTTTAATTGAAATCAGCATAGCATAAGAGGTCATATGATTATAGATAAGGGTATAAGCCCAGGTGAAGTTATAACAATCAAATTAACATCTGGTGAAGAATTAGTTGCCAATTTGGTTGAAGAAAGAGATGCTTTTATAAAAGTATCCCGTCCATTAGTATTAACTATGGGACAACAAGGAATTGGTATGGTGCCATATTTGTTCACAGTTGATACTTCCAGAAATATAAAATTACAAAAAGCTACAATAGTAGTGATGGAACCATCTGATAAAGAATCGGCATCACAATACACTAAAGCAACCTCCGGAATTATCACGTAACTCTTCTTTTCACCATGCTCTAAGTTGTATAAATATGATATGACTTACAAACTTAGAGCTGGTGCCCCTTTCGATTCAGATAATATTTTTAACATCCCTCCAGTAGATGCTGGTCCAATTGTTAATCCATATCCTGACTTATTAATTGACCAAATTGACGGCGGAACATTTGTTCTACCTACCAGTTTACCAATAGATGGCGGGTTTATCCCATTAGCGGGAACGGCCACATATGACCCTAGTAAAACCTATGGGCCAGATGATATAATAACGGACTAACATGACAAATCCAACAGGTAGTATTTTATTAAGAAGAGGCCCGACTACTGATCGGGTAGCATTTTGCCCATTATCAGGAGAAATAATCTACGATAGTGATGAGAAAAAAGTATTTGTAGGCGATGGACAACTTTATGGTGGTGAAAGTGTAATAAATCCATATTTTCCAGATCCAGGAGTGATGATTAAAGGCAACAGCCATGATGTATTCAGCACTCAAGCAGGTTCAACTAGTGGGGCGGCGGCAGCTACGCAATTTCTGTCATACGACAAAGCAACTGGTGCTTATAGTTTTAGATCATTATCAGCATCCGGGCCATCAGTAACCACATTAATATTCACTGGCGCTGACGGTATTAGTATTACTAGAACTGATGTGTTGCCAAATGTCACCAATCCCACGATAACTGACGTTGGGTACTTGACATTTGGAGTAAATGCCGCTACATTAAAGACAGCTATGAACCTCAATAATGTCACCAATGAAAGTAAGGCAACTATGTTTACCAGCCCTTCCTTTTCCGGAACTGCTACTGCTACCACGTTTAGTGGAAATCTTACTGGGAATGTAACAGGAACGGTATCTGGAAATGCCGGCACAGTCACAAATGGATTTTATACAACTAGTTCCTTTAACTTGGGAACTTCCAGTATAGCTATCAATAGAGCAAGTGCATTACAGACATTGACTGGTATTAGCATTGATGGAAATGCCGGCACAGTCACAAATGGATTTTATACATCTAGTTCTTTTAATTTAGGAACTACCAGTATCGCCATTAATAGAGCAAGTGCCACCCAGACTTTATCAGGTATCAGCATTGATGGAAATGCCGGCACGGTCACTAATGGCATATACTCATCTGGCTCATATGCCAATCCAACCTGGATAACTTCGCTGGATAGTACCAAGGTATTGCCATCTCAAAGTGGAAATACCGGTAAGGTATTAAGTACAAATGGAAGCGTAGTTGGCTGGATTGATCCAGGCAGCGCAGGGTTTCCAAGCGTAGTTGGTAATACTGGAAAATTTTTAAGCACAGATGGTAGCACAGTTTTTTGGGCAGCTGAACTTGGCACCGTTACTAGTGTTACCGGTACAGCACCAGTTGTCTCATCTGGTGGTACAACACCTGCTATATCCATGGCAGCCGCCACCGCTTCTGTTTCTGGATACCTGACTTCTACTGATTGGAATACTTTTAATAATAAACAAGCCACTTTAGCAGCCGCCACTACTTCTGTTTCTGGATACCTGACTTCTACTGATTGGAATACTTTTAATAA